CCGCACGGACCCAAAACCCCGGGTCTAGTTCCCGCACCGTCTGCCCCGTGTGCTGCAAGAGACGCCGCACTTCCGGATAGTGATCCTTGGCGTAGTCCCACCCGACGTCAGCGATAAGGGACTCAAGGCGCACTGTGATGCCGGGTCCGGTCGGCACGTACGGGTTCATGTCCAGTAGTGCCCGCTTGAGGGGGTCAGCGAACGCCACCCGGGTATAACCCTGGGCGCCAAGCCGGGCCGCAACGGTGTCTTTGCCGCTACGTGCCCGACCGATCAACGCAATGTCCGCCATGGGGAACCCTCCGCTAGATGGTGCTTACGCGGCCGTCTAGCGAGTCGGTTACCTAGGCGCCGAGGAACAGACGCACCACCTTCACGACGTCATCCACGGGGAATCCGGGGAAGTAGCGGGACAGCAGCGGAAGCGCCACCAGGACACCCGCCGCGATCCTCCGCCGGTTGCGCCAGACATACGCCCCAGCGTCTAGTGCCATCTGCTTTAGCGGACCGTTCATCGCGCTGTGGTCACCCATTTATGCTCCAACTGCCTTAGCGATAGTGATTCCGGCGCTGATAATGGCGCCGACTGTTGCGGTAGGTACCGCGTACTTCCAACGTTCCACGGAACGAATGCGAGTCTCGTGGTCGTCGAGCGCGGTCTGTACCGCTGCATTCGACTGCACCAGCGAGCGCACGTCATCCCGCAGACCAACGATTTGGTCATAGATTTCGCGCGCGCTGATGTTGACCCCTAGCGGATCCTGATCGGACAAGACAGTCCCCCGTTATGCGACGACAGTGAAGCCGTACTTCTTACCCAGCGCCGTAAGGGACGACTTGCCGGGAATGCCGTCAGCGTCCTTACCGCTGTAGCCGAGGCGCTTTTGCCAGCCCTTGTAAGCCGTGACAGTGACAGTGCCGTAAGCGCCGTCAGACGCGTAGGCCGCAGCGAGTAGACCGGCCGAACGCAGGGCCGCTTCCACAATCTTGGTGTCAGCCTCGTGCACACCCTTGCCCTGCGGGGCGGACGGGTCAGCCTTAGCCGCTGCAACAATGTTCTTTAGCGACACCTTGCGCGCGGGCTCGGCAGGCTTAGGGGTCGCCACACCGGCGAGAGCCTTAGCGCGCTTGAGGATCTCCGGAAGCTGGGCCACGATCTTGGAACCGGGGCAGGAAGTGTGACCACCCCACGCAGCACCACCCATCGCGTGATAGCCCAGCCCCGTACCCGAGGGCCCTGAGGCTAGCTGTAGCGGCACGCCGTGAACCTTGTGAGCCCACGCCAGCACTTCGGCGCAACGGTCCATCTGAGCGGACGTCAGCGAGTCGCCGCCCTGACCCTCGTTCTCGACGCTGAGCCACGTCCGGTTACCGCCAGCCTGCGCCCACGCACGATCCTTGGTGTCAACCCACTGGTACAGCGCGCCAGCCTTGCCGGTACCGAAGTGCGAGGATGCCTGAGCCTTGCTGTTGCGGAACCAGGAATCGGTGCCAGCGAGCGAGCCAGCCATGATGTGAATGACGACGCCGCGAACGGAGTCCTGACCCCCGGCCGTGAAGTTGGTGGGGATGGGGCGCCAAGTAGCGCCAGACATGCGAGACATGAGTGGTCCTTTCGTAGGGGGCCCCGTCGGGCACCTACTCATTTCAGTAGGTCGCCCGACGGGGCCAGGAAGTGCGGGGGTCCTTACGGCTGGTCTAGCGCAGACGACGTCCAGCCAGTACCGATGTCCGTGTTGGCCGTGGTGTACGTGCCGTTCCAGTCGTTGCCATACCGGTAGTTGCTCCCGGTCGTGGTCGCCGTGGAGAACGCGTAGTGCGCCGCCGTGCCCCTGGGGTTGGTCGGCCGAACCTTGTTGCTCGACACGATGATTGACGCGCAGTTGGTCGACACGCGAATGCCGTAGTAGGGACCCGCGCCGCCAGACTGGCGAGCGCCCTGCACAAAGTTCTGCCGGATCTGAATATCCGTAGAGTCGTTGATGAACACGCCATTATTACCGGGGTCGCGGATCTGGTTATTCAGGATGTTGGAGTTGTCGCTAAACCCGGCGGTAATGCCGTTCGCGCCAGCACCCCACACCACGTTTCCGTCTATGTTCACGTTGTTAAGGTTCGAGCAACTCACGCCCGTACCGGCCACGTTGGCAATCACGTTGTCAGCGACCGTCACCCGAGACACCTGCACAAGCTGAATGCCATGCTGAGCGTTCGTGGTCGTGTCCATGGTGTTACCCACAATGGTCACGTTCAGGATGGTGCCGCTGGTCTCGCCGCGCACGATGATCGCAGCGTCATAGCCGAGACCCTCGCGCATGGTGTTGCCCGTAATCGTGATGTTGCGCATCACCTGCGAAGCGTTCGTCTGCGTGCCGTCCGGCAGCTTCGTGTCCTCGGTGTCAGTCAGGATGACCGACCGCAGGCGCACGCTGGAACCGCACGAGTTGAACGTGTTCCCCGTCACCGTGAGATCTTCCCAGTTATACGCGCTGACCCCGTACTGAACGACACCCTCAAACGCGCAATCGCTGATCCGGATACGCCGGTGATACTTGGTGATCGTCGCCGAGTGAGACCCAACTCCGCGCGGCCACGCGGTAGTTCCGGCCGTCCCGCTGCCACCGAAGTAGCACCCGGTAACCGTGATGTCCTCACACGGAGTCTGGTCATAGGGGCCAAACCCGCCGAACTCCGCAGACGACTTGGCTAGGTCAAGCTGTACGGCCTCGGAAAAGTCACGGCCCCCGGGGTCGACGTAGCCACGGAAGCGACAGTCAGCGATAGTGCCGTGAATCGTGGAGTTCAGCTCAATGCCGTGGTAGCCGGGAAGGTCCCGGATTTCGAGATCACGAATCGTGATGTTCTCAGCGTGCCCGATCGATATGCACATGGCCGAGCCCGTCATGCCCGGCGTGGTCCCGCGCATGTTCCATAGGCCACCCTCAATGGTGATGTCGCCGTTACCCGTGTACCCGCCGAAAGCCTGCCCAGCGTCACCATTCAGCATCATGGTTCCGCCATGGTTGCGCCGGAACTCTGCACCCTGCATGAGGGTCAGCCGCGTGTTGTTGTAGATACGCAGCGTCGCACCAATCAGGTACGTGCCCGGCGGAACCAGGACCCAAGCCCCGCCGGTATCACGCGCGTCGTTTAGAGCAAGCTGGATTGCAGCATCCGCGTTGACAGCGCCGGAAGCGTCCGCCCCGTAATTGGTGACCATTAGCCACGAGCGCTGATTCATGGATTCCAGCCGACCGGCCGTAATGTCCATGCCCACTAGCCATTCATTAACCGGAGTTGCAACCATGCGGGTCCTTTCATAGGGAAGCGATAGCGGGGCGGGAAAGGGTCACGGATTCACCGGCCGAATGGGCCTTAGTGACGCCGTTCATCGCCCGCGTGACGCTGAACCGCTGAACATTGTTGATCTGGAAATTGTCGAAACTCGCCGTCACCGGGAGTGTCTGCGTGGACCCGTTGCCCACCAGCGAGCGACAGCCGACCGACCCAACGGCCGTCAGGTCAGCGTCAGTTGCGACGATCTGCCACGCGTCAGGTTCCTGCGTGCCTCGCTGCCAACACTTCGCGCTGATAGTCGAGCCGACCACTGACAGGCGCATGGTGTAGTACGTGCCAACCACGTAGTTGGACAGCGTGGCCGTGGCCCCTAGCTGAACCTCCGCGCCGTTGCGCTTCCGTAGCGTGAGCGTGATTGTCTGCCCGACGTGGGACACCTGCGCGCGCACCATGTACATGTGCGTTGTGTCGGTGTAACGCGCCATAAGAAACGCGTAGTTGGGCTGTCCTACCGCTGTCTTATCGAGCGCCCAATCGGTCTGCACGTCCACGTCAGCACTCGGTGCCGAGGCGTACGTGTACCGCAGGACGTTCGCGGAGTTCATGGCGTGCTGTCCGACCGAGCCGTTAACCGCGTAGTCCGCTGCGGCACCGCCCGTGAACGCCCACGCTTGCCCGGTATCCGCCGTGCCCCAACCACTGGCCACCGTGCGCGTGAAGCTGTCGGACACAGCAGCACCACCACCAGGACCAAACAGGCGGAGCCCCCACACGTAGTACACAGCGCCGACCGGCGGCGTAACACCCTGGCGACAGCGGGCAACGATGCTGGCCGTAAGCGCAGGGGCCGTAGCGGTGAACGTGAGGAACGTCCACTGACCCGCCGGAATAGCCGTTGCCGGTCCCGACGTAGTCGTGATCTGCGTCCCGCTGGCGTTGTACCAATCGAACGACACGCGGAAATCGGAATACCCGCCCGGCGAGTAGACCCAATAGCACGCCGTGTAGGACAGCCCGGGGAGACCCGGGGCACGCGACTGCATGGCGAAGCTATTGGACGTGCTGACACCGTTCGGAGTGATCAGGGCTGACGCCGTTCCGCGAGGGTGGTGGACCGCAGGCGCGTACGCAACCGCGCCAGTGGAGAGACCAACCCAACCGGTCAAGTCCGTTTCCATCCACGGGTTAGCCGACAGCAGACCGCCGACAGCGTCAACGCGGATCCGCTCCCCCGTGATGTCGACCTCCCACGGGCTCTCGCTGGCGTCCTCCGTCCACTTAGGCCCGGCAACCACCTGAGTGGCCAGCGTCGTATCCGCAGCGCCCACAGGGACCGTCAGGAGCGTTCCATCAGTATCGGCCTTAATGGCGTGCGTCGGGTTGTCAGCCTGCGCCACATTCCAGGGTCCGCCCGGGGAACAATTCAGCGTGACTTCCCAGCGGTACGGCTCAAGCACTTCGGAGTAGCCCTCAACAATCAGGTCTACATCCTCGTGCGAAAGCCACGCCGGAAGATCAGTCAGCCGAATCAAGTCCCCCTCGCGCAGGCGCAGTACACCCGGGATGAGCGACTCTGCCCCCGGCTTGTGCAGCATCAGCGTGACCGACGGATAACGCGCCCCGTCGTAAGTCCCCAGGTGCAGCAACCAGTTGGCCATGGGCTCAGGCTGCGTGTCGTCGCTGAGATTCAGCGTCACTTGTTCGTCATACAGACCGATGCCCAGCGGCGGAGCCTGAATCGACAGAGTGCCCGTGGGCAGGAACGCCCGACCGGCCGAGCCACCCTCGCGAGAAACCGTGATGTCGTTCCGGACAGCCGCGTCATCGTCAACCGGGTTCAAGTCAGCCTGTAGGCCAGCCTTGTTGTAGGACAGCGTCAGGACGGGATCCTGCGTGTACAGCGACGATCGGTCACGGAACACCAGGCCCGTGCGTGCGCGCGATTCGAGGAACATTCCGCCGTCTGCGTCGCTCGCCTCCTGGAGCAACTCCACTAGCTTGTCAGGCTTTTGCGGGCCTACGCGCGCGGGAGTCAGGCGCCCGGGTATGCGCGCTACGGGAACGTTCTCCTCCCTGGCAAGCCGCAGAACACGGCCCCATGCAGTCTCGCCCGTGTACGCGTCGTCTGAACCGTCATACAGCGTGGACGCCGACTCAGGGAGAACGGCCAGATGCCCGATGCCCCAACCCTCGTGCACTGCCTGCCAGTTGGCCGTTACGGCGCTGAGTCGCCCGGCCGTACCCGAGTAGCTTCCCGATAGGCCGCCCGCGTCGCCGCCGACATCCTGCCAGTTGATGCGCCAAGAGACAGTGCCAGAGTCCTCCTTGACCCAAAAGCGAAGCCGTACCCAGCCGTGGTAGATGTCGGCACCGATGCCGATGCCCTGGTCAACAACCATGTTGGTTCCGCCGCCATAGCCGCGAACGATGGCAGTGCCGTTCATGAGGATGATTGCCCAGCGGCGAACCGTGCCGTTCGGCGACGAGAACGAAATGAACTCAGGGCCCGGGGTGACAACCGGCGGCGCCTTATCGTCAGCGTTGTAGACGAACTCAACTTGCCATTCGCCGCTAGCCATTGACGCCGGAATCGGGGCCGACAGCGTGCCACCGGCTTTGATCTTCGGTAGCGGATTGGACGACACCAGGTCAGACGCCGACGCCCAATCGACGTTAGCCATGGCCGCTGAGTCCACGCCGGGTATCGGCGAGTAGGCCCGGGTCGCGTTGCCCGCATCCTCCATCGGCCAATAGGCCACGGGATTACCGGTAGGGATCCGGCGCCGCAGCGTCGAGTCAAGCGCCTTTAGCCCCTGCCCTAGTCGCCGCAGAATGCCCGATGCCTCAAGCGGGACATAGATGTCTGATTCATCCGACGTCCACTGGGCTGGCCACGTCGAGACTTCCCCAACGAACCTGTCTTCCCGGTCGCGGATCTCAGCGCCGTTGGTCAGCGACCACACCAGGCCCGCACTATCCGTGAACGTCCTGGTTCCCGCTGTAAGGGCCGTGAAGTCCGGGGAAGCAACCACGGTCCCATTGATGCCTGAACGGACCTCAAACCGGTAGCCCCGCCCCACCATCGGGTACCGCTTGGACGGAGCGTCAGTGCCACCGACAACCAGCGGCGCGGAGCCCGAGAACATCGGGGTAGTGCCGTAGCCGCTGATCACAATCGGGCCACCGAGCGCCACCCACGGACCGGCCAGCGAATCCGCCGTGTAGAACTGCGCCGTACGACCACCAGCGCCGTTATCAGCGTCCATGGTCACACGCACGGCAGCACGCTCCGGAAGTACCGGCAGGTTGCGACCAAAGAAGAACCCGGTACCGGTCGCTGCAACGCCATTCGTCGTGAATTGGAAGAATAGCTGCCCCGATGTGAGACGCAGCATCCACGAACGCTGATCGCCGTTCGGCTCCCACTTCCCGATAATCATCTGACTATCAGGGCCATACCAGTTGGGCGAGATCTCCGCCCGAATGTCAATGTCCCCCGTGATATCCAGCGCTGCCGTGTCCGGCGTACTGACGGAGTCCCCGGCGACACCCTCAAGATTCAGATAGGAACCGGTGGACGGGACCGAAACCCGGATAGGGGTGTTGCGGCCAATCTGCCCATACAGCGGCGACATGGCATTGCGGGGCGAATACTTCCCCGACTTGTTGTTGAGCGTCAGCGACAGATGGGCGGGGTCCGTGGCCGATCCCTGGTCTCGTCGCCCGCGCGATATCTGCTTAGCGTCACGCACATAGACGTCACCGCTAATGTCAGACCACGCGCCATTGAGCCTTAGCTCAGTACGAATATCCAGCGGAAAGGCCACGGGCCCCACCCTCTCTGTTTAGCCGAACGCAGTTTGAACGCTTCCACGCCCCTGCGTCTTTACGATGCGGCGGATTAGCCGCTTCATGTCCTCGTCAGCGCCGGTGACATCCACCACCATGCGCTGATCCATGCGCGTCGCCGAACGGAATACACCGCGCGGGTTGACGTCCATGGCCATTCCGGGCAGATCACCGGTAAGCCCCTGTAGCTGCGAGCGCAGGCCAGGGGTTGCCTTGTCAATGCCCTTCATGAATCCGCCGATGACCATTTGACCGTTGGGCGTCAGGATCTTCTTATCCAGCGACTCCGGACCCTTCCAGCTCGTGAGCTTTGAGGTCAGGTCACCAAGGGTCGACTTGACGTTGCCAATCATCGACGTGATGCCGCTGATGAATCCTCGGATCAGTTGCTTCCCGGCGTTCAGCAGCACAGAGCCGATGTTCGACAGCGCGTCGCGAGCCATCTGCGGAACCTGCTTGACCTTTGCCACCAGGTCGCGGATTTTCGCCTGCATGGCTAGGAGCATCTTCTGACCGGCTTCACCCATCTTTTGCCACAGCATGCTCGCGAGCGGGCCGATAGCCTGGATGATTTTGCCGGGGAATTCCGTGAACATGCTGACGATAAAGTCCAGCGCCCCCGAAAGAGCCTGCTTCGCGTACTCGAAAGCCTGCGAGAAATCGCCACGCAATAGCGCAGCAACCATCTTCAGAGCGGGCACGATGACCGTTTCGATAAACGCTGCTAGCTGATTAGCCAGAATGCCGGCCAGCTCGCCCACCAGGGCAATAATCGGGGTGATGATCGGCACAAGTGCCTTCACGATCTCGCCGAATGCGCCGAACATGGGGATAAGCGCCTGAAGAATCGGCGTCAGCGCCGGTAGTAGCGCCACCACAAGCTGCATGATGGGCGGAACCAACGGCATTACAGCCTGAACCAGGGCTAGAAACGCGTCCACCAGGGCGCCGAGCACGGGGCCCAGTGCCTCAATGATCGGCCCGAGCGCCTGACCCAGCATTTCGATAACCGGCCCGAGGCCGTCGAGCAGCTTAGCCAGGATCGGCCCGGCAACCTTGAGCATCTGGCCCATTAGCTGACCCAGCGTGGGCAATAGCGACTTGATTACGCCGCCCAGAGAGTCAAAGACTCCCCCGGCCTCGGCCATGCCGCCGGAAATACCCTCAATGAACCCGCCCAGACCCGCGCCCAGGTCGCCGAGTAGGCCACCAATCGACTCAATCAGCGGCTGCATCTTCTGCATAGCGGGCACAACGCCGGATAGCAGGCCCTTAGCGAACTCGCCGAAGCCAGCAACCAGGGGCTTAATCATCGGGCCGACCGTTTTGAAGATCTCGCCTAGCTGCGGGGCCAGCGAATCAAAGATGCCCTTGAGCTGCCCGGCTGCATCCTTGAGCGGAGCAACAATCGGCTTGGCGAGATCCTGCATGGTTGACGTCACGTGCTCCTTTAGGCCCGTGAACGCGTCCTGTACACCCTTGTTTTGCGCTGCGATCTTCACGCCGATACCGGCGAACGCCAGACCCACACCCGCGAGCGCGCCCGCAGCACCGACAGCGCCCGCCGACATGATGCCAAATGCCTTAGCGCCGTTCGCCCCAACCGCAAGCATGGCCTTACCCGCATGCTGAGCACCCGTGGTAACGCCATTCTGGATTGCCGCGCCCATTCGCTGTGCCGTCTGAGCCGCTCGCCGAGCCCCCGCCGCCAGCGCCGAAGTGTCGATACCTAGCCGCACCGTCATTGTTGCCAGTGTGGCCATGGACACCCCCTTTCTATTCCTTGTGGCGAACGGCCCCGCCCATTGCAGCGTTAGCCGCTAGGACGTCCATCCACACATCCCTGACAGTCGTCTTGCGCTTGAACCAAGTCGGGATGAAATCGCCCGGCTTGAGTTTCTTCTTAGCGCCCTGCGAATTCGCAACCGTCGCAGCGACAATGCCCGCGCTGACATCCCCGCGCAGGCGCATATCAAGGGGGCCCGTCAGCTTTTCGTATGCCATCCACTCAGTGAGTTCATGGGACGACACACGCGCAAGCATTTCGGCCACGGTCATACCGCCGAGGAAACCGGCCAGGCGGAAATAGAATTGCCGCTCTGGCCGGTCCGCTAGTTTCCCGTCAGTTCCTCAACATCGCTCGCCGAAAGGCCGGAAAGTCGGGTAGCAATATCAGCGACACGCGATAGCGCATCCGCCGACTTCTCCCCCAGGCGCCGAACCTCAGCATCGCTGCGGAACAGCCGCTTACCCTCTCCGTCGACCATGCAGGCGGCAGATAGTCGGGCCCGGTAGTTATCCAGCGCCTTACCCTTGTCAACGCCGTCCATGCCGTCATTCATTAGCGAGGCTTCAAACTTGTCTCGGGCAGAGCCAGTCATGCCCTGCACCCGAACAGTGCCGCCCCACTCGGGAACCGGAACATCCTCAGACTTGAGGTCATCGGCGCCGAGAATCTGATCAGCGGATAGGTAAGCCATGCGTTACACCCCTGCGGTAATGGTCGGCTTGCCCGACACCTTGAAAGTAAGTTCGGCAGACAGCTTGTCGTCTACCGGCGCTTCCTGAGAGAACCCGGACAGGATCGCGGCAAATGCCCACGAGCCCAGGGTGCCGGGAAACAGCATCTTGTAATTGCGGGGCGTCGGGTCGTCGAAATCCGAAACCAGCGGGTCGTGACTCCGGGGGTCATAGTTGACTTCCACGGAAACTTCGCCGCCGTCCTTCAGACCGCCGATGAACTCGCGCCACCCGTTCGGCGAATCATGCGCGGTAACGTCGTACGTCTCGCGCTCGATCTCCGGACCCTTAACGCTGGTCACGTTGGCGATAGCGACAAACCCCTCAGTGGGGGTAACGCCGTCGCCGCGCTGTAGCTTGATGCCAAACGCGTCTAGGCCAGCCATGCGGACACCTTCCTATCTTGGATCGCACCTACTGAAATGAGTAGGTGTCAGTTTGTCTTGGTGAGCCACACCCGGTACTGAGCATTGACATGCCGGATGCGCGGATCCGAATCCTTCACGAACTGGTGTTGCTCGTGCCGAATGGACACATCCTTGAAACCGGCCACGGTCAGCGACACACGGTCAAGGGCAGCGTCTACCGCAGCGAAGATGTCCGCCGCCTCAGCGTTGCCCGGGTAGTCAGACCACACGTGAACAACCATCAGCGCGTCTAGGCCCTGGTGATCGTGCGCATCGTCGGCAGTCTCCGTGATCGAGCCAATGGACACGTACGGCAACACCGCACCCTCGGGCACTTCGTCATAGACGCCAGTAACCAGGGCGCTAAGCGCCGTCGAGCCTTTCAGCTTGGCGAACACCGCCGTCTGTAGGGGCCGTACAGCCGTAGCCATCACTCGCCCCCTAGGTGTCTGCGTAGCTCAGCGCGATACTTCGGGACCACAGCCCCGCGCGCTGCCTCAAACGCCGGTACTAGGTACGGCTCTTCACGAATGGAAGACGTTCCCTTCTCGACGTATTCGGCGTACTCCAGTTCCTCCGGGTTGTACACGCCGACATAGGCCACACCCTGTTGCTCATACACGCGCTTATCGATCGCGTCATGCAGGTTGCCGGTACGCTGCGGCACGCGCCGCTTAGCGCCGTCCTGTACATCCTCGGCCCAGTCCCGCAGGATCTCAGCGCGCGATTCCTTCATATTCCCGGGCAACGCCAGGATTCGGGCTATCGCATGTCCCGTCCCCGTCACCCGGGCGCTCACGCTCCCGCGCGCCATTAGCCCACCTGTAGGACGCCCACGGTGACCGAGGTAACCGCGCTGTACGAGATGTCAGCACGACCGGTCGACGGGTTGCGGTAGACGCTGTCCAGTGGAATCACGCCGCTACCTGCGGCCGGAATGACTAGCGCAGTGTCAGCGATTGCCAGACCCTTGTAATTGCCAGGCGTAACGACCGTGACAGTGATCGAGGCGCCACCACCGTTACGAACCTCAAGAAAAAGGTTGGTTCCGATCGGTGCCTGATCACCACCCGCAGAGGCGGAAACATAGGAAGGGGCGAGCCCACTAACGGGAACGGGCTGAACGGCGATTAGCGCCATGTGGTTAGTCCTTACTTATCGGGTTGATGCGCCCAGCAATCGGCGCGGAGGTAGGTCCCGGGCATTGATGGCTCGAACACTGCGAGCACCTCGTATGTACGCCCAGAATTACGCAGCTCATCGCTGCGCCGTACATCAGTACCAGCGTCCACGTAAACCACATGGGTAAGTCTCGATTCGGATTGATCAGCGGCAACACGCTCGGTGGCCGAGGGCTGCGAGTAACGGGCGCGAACCGTCGAGATCTTCGCCCACTGCTCGCTGTATCCGCCCATGCCGTCATCCGTGCGCGTGAACCGCCAGACATCCGCCGACGCATTCAGCATGCGATTGATACGGCTCACCGCAGCTTCACCACCCCGGCACCATTACCGAACCGAGCCGCTAGCTTGTTGGCCTGGTACGTGGTCAGCGACATGACGCCAGACTCGGTGTCCGCGTAGGTAACCGAGTAGTCGCCGATACGCTCGCTCGACACCTGACGTGGGGCAGGATCGCCACCCCGGAACGCCAAGAGCGCCTGCGCTGCCATCCGGCACACCAGGTCCACGATGTCAGCGGGAACCGGGTCAAGGCCGTGCGTCATCGTCAGCGTCACCGCGCTAGGGGCCAAACGGCCGGACCAGCCACAGGAGCGCCATAGAGCGCCGTTCGTGAGCCGGTAGTCCGAGACTGCCACCCCATCGATTTGAACGTCTGAGACGGCCGTTACAGGCTGTCCAGGCAGGAAGAGAGTGGCACCGCTCGCGCCCTCAAGCGTCACGGTGCTAATCACCTCGCTGACAGGACAACCCGCAGCGTCGCGGACGATGGTGGACGCAACGTCTAGGTACGTCCCGACGATCGCTGTTTCGGAGGTGCCGACGGTGACGCCGCGAGCCTCAAGGTCAGCGACCGTGGCAAGGGGAGCAAGAGCCATCGTCCGTCATCCCCTTACTTGGAAGTCGTCTTGCGCGGGGCGCGCTTCGGCGCAGGCGCAGGCTTCTCTACAACAACAGGGGTCCACTCGCCAGAGTCGACCATCTTCTGTACGTACGCGGCATCAAAAGCCACACCGACAGTCGTCACAAACTCGACGCCTGCGGGGCCAATGAACCGGCAAGTCTCACCGGGGTTCACCGGTCAACACTCCTTTGCTAGTGGCCAAGGGGGAGGGACACACGCCCCTCCCCCACACCATCAGTCGCTATCAGGCAACGATGACGTCAGCCGCAGCTAGACCGGTCGGGCGGACAACCTTGGAGCCGTACAGGTGAAGACCCTTGACGATGTCAGAGAAACCCTTCTCCTTACGCGCAGCCTCAGTCTTGTTGATCTGGTCAGCGAAAGTCACAGCACCGTCGTAACCGGCGATGATGAGCTTTCCGGCACCCGCGCCCGGACCGTCAGGAGCGTTGTTCGACTTGCGGATCGTGAAGCCAGCAGCCTCACCAACCTTGCCGTTCGCCCGAGTGACGGAGCCAGCAGCGTCACCCGAGGCGACAAAGCGGGAGTCCTTAAGGAGCAGACCGTAGAACGCCGGAGTGACGACGACCCAGCGGCCCTCTTCCTGCACGTTGGACTGGTCGAGCTTCACGCTGAGGTCAACCAGGACGTCATACGCCTTATTGGCCGCAACGCTGACAGTCTGCTCGGCAATCAGGTTGCCCGCAGAAACACCAGCAGCCATGAGACCAGCAACAAACTGGTCAGTCGTGTCACGCAGCTTGTACGCAGCCTTACGGGCCTGCTCGGTCAGCAGCGCACCGCCGTTCTGAGACTGGCGCTTCTCGACGTCGTCGACCTCAAACGCGAAGTACTTGGACTGGTCAATCATCAGCGTGATCTGAGCGTCAGTCAGCGCCTCAACCGAAATATCGGTGTGCGGCGTGTAGGTGCCGATAGTCGGGTCGGCAAGGCTCGTAATCCGGACAGTGTCACCGGCGCTGGAAATCGAACCCTCGTAATTGCGGTTCACAACTCCCGGAGCCGCATAAACAGTTGCCTTCTCAAGGGCAACCAGCAGCTCAGCGGACCAGATCTCGGGCTGAAAAGTGGTGATAGCCATACGTCAATCCTCTGTGTGTAGGTGCGTTCTCAGCCGATGCCGAGAATGCTGTTTAGGCGTCCATCCGCCTTAGCCTTGACGATCTGAGCAGGGGTCATCCCGCGCAGATCGTCACTTGTGAGCTGAGAGGGGCCAGACGCCTTGCGCGCTGCACCACCGTCCCCGGTCCCCTGAAATCGCTTAGCCTTTGCGGCAAGGTGGGGCTTGCGGGTTAGAAGCTCCTGGATCTGCTCGGCGATCTCGTCGGCGTCAACGTCGCCGTTCTCGTCGACCTCAAAGGCGTTGAGATCCAGGTTTAGAAGCGCGTCGGAAACATCAGCGAACTTGCCAGCGGCAGCCGCCTTAATCTCCGAACGCAGAATGCGAGCATTGGCCTTAGCCATCGCATCGCGCGCCGCCTGAGACTTGACAGCCTCAAGGTCGGGGGTTTCGTCAGTGGACGCAGGCGCCGCAGACACGGCTAGCTTTCGCTCAAGCTCTCGCCGCTGGTCACGCTCCGTCTTCCACTTAGCCTTCATCGAATCAAGAGCACGCTTACCGGCATCCCCCAGCGATTCGGCGCCCTCCGGAGTGGCGTCGGTGTCTGCGGTGTCGGTGGTCGTGGTCTCGTCAACCGTGGCCGTGTCGTCAGCGTGGCTGTCGTCCGTGGTCACGTCGTTGTTTTCGGGCATGCTAAAGCGCCTCCATTGCGGGGGTGTGGTTAAGTCCGGGCATTGCGCCTCAGACGATGTAGCCGTTCCTTTTCAACAACCGGATCTGTAGCGCTCGGTCGTTCTCGGCTAGTTTCATGATTTCCTCGGGCATTAGCCGAGGACTCTTCTGCACGCGACTATGAGCAAAGCCTCGCTTAGTCGTTCCTTCGGTGGTCGACTGGACCGTGTGCCCGTACGCGGTAGCCGTACCCATGCCGCGCCGAGCGTTCACCACCTGGCCCATGTCGGCACCATTGGCGATTGCTTCTGCCCCGGCCTCGCCGAAAGTCTTCTCTTTCTCCGCCGCACTCATCTCAGCGAATATCGCCTCAGGAGACGCAGGCTTAGGCCGGTGAAACTTGGTGACCGGCTCCATCGTGCAATCACAGCGCGGGTGGCGCTGAAAGGCTTCACTGATTCCGTACTCGACACCCGCCAGCAGGATGCATCGCGCGCACGCGGGAGCCTCAACAACGCGAATGTAGGACGTGACAGCGGGGCGGGCGATCATCCCCGTAAGGTCCGCCTGACGGCCGATGTCGGCTATCTGCGTGCGCACCAAGAGATCCAAGAACGCCTGCCCTGACGCCAGTGCGTAGACCAGCGACATGCCGCGAGTTAGCGCGTTCATCGCGGTCCACGCCGGATACATCAACAGGTTCGGGAGCGGGCGACCGTCGGCGGCGATACCGACAAACGCATCAGGGATGATGCTCCCCTCGCTGTCAATATCGCCGAGCACCTGGGCTAGGAAGGGATCCGCCGCCCGCGCTGCCTCATACTGACCGTCTGCAATCAGTCCGGCCACCAGCGGCACCATCCGGGCCCACGAGTCAACAATGTTGTTCTCGTCAACCCGGGACCAAAACCGGGCAGTCAGCCGCGCCACCCGACTAGCAAGCGCACCACGAGCAACCTGGTGAGCAACAGCTAGCGGGGTGGCTGACATCACATACTCATTTCAGTAGGCGCATTAGGGGCGTGCGTCATCAGCGCAGTAGCGGCCGCAATAGGATCTAGCTGCGCCTCCCGCTCCTTCATCTTGAGCATGTCGACGATCTCAGTCGGGGTTAGCCCGTACTTAAGCGCGATCCACTCGAAGGGGAATCCGATCTGCTTGAGCTTGAGTAGCGCGTCGGCTAGCTGCGAGTGCGAGCGCGATTCGGCGTCGGCCCAGAGAACGCGACCGCCAGCGATAGCATCCGCCTTAGCGTCATTGCCCTGCGCAAGCGCAACCAGTCGGAACATCTCGCGTAGTGCCTGGCCAAACCAAATTTGCTTCTCTTCAACCCGCTTGACTAGACCAGTCTCAGCGGCCAGCAGCGCATCGCCGCTGATGTTCGTCATCTTGCCGGAAAGGTAATGCTGGGGCGTGCGCGTCTGCGCGGCAATGTGACCCACGGCAACCTCAATGATGTTGCTGTACGCCTCAAGGTTTGCCGCTGTCCATTCGGTCACCTTGACGTCGTCACCGGTGAAGAACATCACTCGGTCAACGGCGAAGCGCTCAAGGTCTACCGGGCGCGAACCAACGATCTGGCCGTTCTCACCCAAGATGGGAACCTCAGGCACTTCGGCGCCGAGGACGATTCGCTGCGGGAACGATGCGTAATCCGACGCGGTGAAAAGCTGCGCCCACAGGAGGTTTACCGCGTCCTGCATGGCGACCACGCCGGACACATCCGAAATCGGATCCTCGGCCAGCATGGGCCGGTTGGGTAGTTCCACCATCGGGACAACACCCATGGGGTTCTCTTGCGGATTGGCGACATCACCCGTGTCGCGCAGGTCCCAAACCTTTAGCTCGTCATCAACTTCCCGCATCTGCGGAGACTTGCCAGTCAGCGCGCCGAGGGTCGTCTGAGTGAACTTCCACACCTCGTCGGGCAGATACAGGGTCGCGTGCGTCTCGCCCCCGTCCTCCCACAGCTTCAGTGCCGCGCGCCTGCGCCTACGCGAACCAGGCTCATAGGCGACGATGCAGTGCGCCGCATCCTCGAAGGTGACTTCCGGCGTGTCGTCGTCATCCGGGTTACCCCACACCAGGGCGAAGGACCGGCCCGAATTCACAGCGCCGAGGAAACCGAGCTGCGAGTCAGCATCAAGAGCGTTTCGCTGCCACACCCGCCATGACTCGTCGTCCGCCTCAGTGGAACCGGCGGGCTGGATACCATTCACGGTGAGTCGCTCAACCGGCGAGTCTGACGTCACCTGCACCCAGTTGTCAGAGAAATTCCTATAGCGGTCGCCGTGGAACTTGCGGAATTGCTCAGACGCGAACGTGAGCCGCTGCTGTCCCTGGTAATACGCGGTATTCCGCTCGATCGTCGGGCGCCGGTTCATTAGCTCAGATTCCAGCGCGCCGACTAGCGATAGAGCCTGCTCAAGGGTGGCCACATATCCTCCAATGCGGCCACGCCTTAGGCAGCCATATACAGGGGTTTCTTTTTCAGGAGACCAGAGGCGACCGCATCCGAACGCGCTTCGTGCGCAAGGACGCTGACAACCGCTAGGTCAATCTTTCGGCGGTGCTCAGGCTTAGTGAGCACGTAGCGATCGGACGGCCGGGCAGCCATGCGCGCGTTGAACATGTGGCGCTCGGTCTGCTTACAGCCGTCGTGCGTAAAGTTGGAATCCTGCTTGATGACGTCCGTCTTGAGTCGCTCCGCCGCAGCGTGCATCTGAACCGGTCGGCGGGTGTGCCAGCGGATAATGCGCCGCTCGCCATACCGCTCCGCCCACTGGTCAACTTCCGTTTCCCAATACGGCGGGTCGCAATACATGAGCTTGACGTCGTATTTGGCGAACAGCTCGGAAACGGCTGCGTCGACTTCCAGACGCGGAACCTGTCCACCCCATTCCGCCGGATCCCAGACCGTCAGACGGTTACTGGGGCCGTACGAGGGTGTGAACTGGAAACCCTCCAGGGTCTCAGCGCGAATGCCGGTCCAGTCATCGGAGTCCGAACCATCGAATCCGAGAACGATCGGGATTTTCATGAGCTTGTACGTGGATGGCTTAGGCAATTCGCGATCGTCCACACGGGACAACCAATGCGCTGCCTCAATCCAGGAACCATGACCAGCGACCACCCGGTTACCGAAGAACCGCTCAGCCTGCCCGGGGTCCGTTTCTAGTAGCTCGGCCGCCTCGGCTTCAATGGCGTCTAGATCGATGTGCTCGCACCCGGCGTACACCGCGCGATGGATCTTCCGGCGCTCGGCCTTGTTGCGGTAGCTCAGCGTCGGCGGGGCCTGCGGGAAGAACTTGTAAACATCCTCCGCCTTACCCTCGAACGTGCGTTGTGCCGTCGAGACCTCATCCGGCGCCCATGCGTTCGTGGTTTCCAGCGATCGGCCGGACATACCGGCGAGACCGCGTCGCATAGTCTCAGCAACTTTGATCATTTTGTTCGTCGCTGAATACGTGCCGGTCTCATCCTGAATGGCGAACGTGATCGGGTTACCGAGGCGAGACTGAGCCGAGGACGTGACAACGTCTATTCGGCCCTCTTCGCCGACCTTGACGAACCCCTCACGGACGTTCATCACAGCGCCCAGCGAGCCGTGCCGGATCATCGCCTTAAGCGGCCGGTAGACGTTCGCAACCTGATCTTCCGACGTAGCAAGTAGCTGAATCAGCGGAGTGGGTTGCGGAAGTGCCATGGGCTCATCCGGGGCGTAGTCATATCGCCAGCCGCACGGGCAGCCGTGCTCGGCACAGCGGTAATACTCGCCACCCTCGGCGAACCCTGCGAACACCGTAGGTCCAGCCGCCTCGGCCAGAACTATGGACGCGGCGAACGGGCCCTTGCCGCTCTTCTGCGGCATGACCACCTGACCACGGCGGTAGATGTACGCGGCGCTTCGCTGACCCAATTCGGCGGTAGGCCGGACCGTGTAGAAGTTGGCCGCTACCTCAACCTGCCAATCGAGCAACTCGAACGGCTCACCCTGGCGGAATCCATCGGGGATAACGGCATGCTGCTGAATCCATTCCAGCGTCACGAGCATGACGCGCTCGGCGTCCACCAGGTTAACCACGGGCCACCCTCAACCGGTCAGCGATTGAGGTGATACCAGCAACCGGGGCAGCGTCATCCCCGGCGGCGTCCAGCCCACCGGAACCAACAACCCACTTGTTACGCAGCATCCCGTTAGCGGTGAGACCCAGCGACTCGCCGTGCATCTTCACCTGAGACCAAATCAGCGAGGACGACTTAGGAAGCTCCGCGCGCGCGAGCAGACGCACATACGCGGCGACCTCAAACTCAAGGCCCATGACCTCCCACTGCACGGCCTGCGGCGTCTCCCACAGACGCTCCCAGACCTCATACTCACGGTCGCTGGGATCGATCAGGGGAAAGGCCGGTAGCGCACCCTCGCGACCCTCAGCGGGAAGGGTGACCCAGTCAGCGCGATCGGGCTTTGCCTTATGGCTACGGTCCTTACTCGTCGGCACGGGGCCGGAATGCGGACGTGCTCCACCTCTTGCCACGCTGAGTCACCCCCCGTCACTTTTGGTAGTTGATCAAGGTTTTTGAACCGGGCGGATTTCTTAGCGCCC